TGCAACAGGGCGATACGACGCGCGCACACCAGACGGCCTATAGCCTCTTCAACTCTTTCGGCTACACGCTCACGCGCAAAGAGATCAAAGTCAGCGCGAAGGGCATCACCCAGCCCATCAGCGACGGGATCACGCTCACGAGCAGCCCGACGGCTGTAGCTCTTGCGCCCATCGTGGGTAAGCACATCAACGTGTACCTCGACTCGACTTCGGGCGGGCTGGGAACGACGCAGCTCACGAAAGTGCTACAAGTCGACTACAGCTTTGATGGCGTCTATGGCCCCTTCTGGCCGCTGAACAGGAGCAACGTAGGCTTCACGGCGCATGTTGACCTCACGCCGAAAACCACCGTCAAGCTCAAGATGGAAGCCGATAGCGTGGGCATGGCAATGCTTGGCTATCTCCAGCAAGGCACCACCTACTACCTGCGTGTGCAGGCGCAGGGCAACCAGATTGCCAGCGATGGCCCCGGCGCGGTCTACAACACCTTCCAGCATGACATGGCTATCAAAGTCGGCAAGCCCTCACCCTTCTCCGATGACAGTGGCATTTTCGCCATTGAGTGGGAGTGTGTCGTGGTCGAGGATCCGAGCTGGGGTACCGGCAAAGCTCAGACGGTTACTGTCACCAATCTGATTACCGCATTGTAGAAAGGATGTTCCTATGCCCGTCAGCGTTGCACAAATTGCTGCCAACAAGGCGAAACTGAGCGTTCCGGTCACGATTGAAACCGACACAGAGAGCATCGAGGAGATCGTGAACCTGGTCTATTATCCTGGTCGCGTGACCGAGAAAATCTTCTCATCCTTCAGTGTGCTGATGGCGATGGGAAACCAGTCCGGCATGGAAGAGCTAGAAAAGGCGTTCGGTGGCTTTAACGAAACACTCTGCCACATCATCGCTGCCTGGGATGTGCTGGACTTCGACGGTGCCTCTCCCTTTCCCATTGACCCGACCCGCTTTCAGGACCTGGCATTCTCATTTCGTCTGGGCCTGCTTGCCGCCATCATGGGAGACATCCGCCCGGAAGCATTGACGCCGCAGAACACCCCGAATTAGTCGCTCTGCGGCGCTACTTAGTGCTGGAAGGCAAAACGGACACCTGGGCCTGCCCGGACTGGTACCCGCTCATCGCAGCGGCACGCTACCTGGGCGTTGCGCCCTGGGAACTCATGGAACAGTCAATCTGGTGGCAGGAAAAGGCACTTATTGCCCAGAGCGCGGAGGCAGGCGCTTTGAAAATCAGGAAGGAACACGGACTCTAAGATGGCGATTACGGCAGCGCAGCTCGTCGCGAAGGTGAGCGTCGAGGGCGCGGACAAAACAAAGTCAGAACTGCGCGGCGTCGGCGATACCGTCGGCGGCCTGTCCGGCTTTCTCAAAAGCGCGCTTTCGGCTGCCTTAACTTCCGGGTTGAGTCTGGTGGGCGATGGCCTGAGCTTCCTCAAAGATCAGCTTGTCGACAGCGTGAAAGTCGCCATGCAGCACCAGCAGGTCATGCAGCAAACCGCGCAGGCCCTCAAATCCACCGGGGATGTCTCCGGCATGACCGCGCGATCGATTGCCGACCTGGCTGACAAATTCTCGCAACTGACGCCCTTTAGCGAGGACACGACGCAATCGGCAGAAAACCTGCTGCTGACCTTCACCGGCATCGGCAAAAACGTGTTTCCGCAGGCCACCCAGGCCATCCTGGACATGAGTCAAGCGATGGGGCAGGATACCAAGTCCAGCGCCATTATGCTCGGCAAAGCCTTAAACGACCCGCTCACCGGACTGACCGCCCTGACTCGCGTGGGTGTGACGTTTAGCGACAAGGAAAAAGAGCAGATCAAGACGATGATGGCCCACAACAACATCATCGGCGCGCAAAAGATCATGCTGCACGAACTGCAAACCGAGTTCGGCGGGAGCGCGACGGCGGCGGGCAAGACCTTCGGTGGGCAACTGGCGATCCTGGGCAACCAGTTCGAGGACATCAAGATCAAAGTCGGCACGGCCCTGCTCCCCGTGCTTTCGCAGTTCACTGGCCTCATCTCCTCTGTTGCCATGCCCATTCTCGACAAATTCGGCTCCTGGTTCAGTAGCACAGCAGCCCCGGCCCTCGACAAATTCGCAAAGGTTGTGGGGTCGAATGTCACAAGCGCGCTCAAGCAGGCGGGGCCGATGCTGGAAAATGTGGGGCATTTCCTGGCCTCAACACTGCTGCCACCTGCGCAGCACCTGGCCTCCGTGCTGGTGCCACTGGCAAAGGGTGTGGCCGAGTGGGCAACAAAAAGCGGGGCGCTGCACGGGGCGCTTGATCTGGTGCGTGGCGTGCTTTCCGGCGTGGTCACACTCGTGGGCGGCCTCATCGATCATCTAGCCTCGGTGATTGGCTACTTTGAGAAAAATAAGATGGCGGCACAGATACTGGGCGCGGCGCTGCTGGGCGTTGGCACGGCCATTGCGGCCATCAAGATTGGCCAGTTCATCGCTGCCTTGCCAGAGTTGATCGGCCAACTCGTCGTATGGGCAACGGGGCAGTGGGCGGTCGCGGCAGCCACTATTGCGACCGCGCTGCCTTACCTCGCGGTTGGCGCACTGATTGCGCTCGTCGTGGCGGGCATTGTGCTGGCGATCCAGCACTGGGGTCAGATCAGCAAGTGGTTGCAGGACGTGTGGCATGTCGTCTCCAGCGCCATCGGGGCCTTTTTTAGCGGCATGGGAACAAAAATCCATGATGTAATCGTGGGCATCGGGAACTGGTTCTCCTGGCTTGGCACGCAGGCCCATGACAAAGTTGAGCAGATCATCGGCTTTTTTGGCGGCATCGTGTCCTTTTTCCAGTCGCTACCCGGTAAGGCCCTGCAATGGGGCGAGGACCTCATCCAGAACCTGATTAACGGAGTCAAGAATATGCTCGGCAATCTGGGCAAGGAAGCCCAGAACGTTGCCGGAACGATCGCGCAATTCATCCACTTCAGCAAGCCCGACATCGGCCCGCTTGCCGACAGCGACAGGTGGATGGCTGACCTGGGTGATTTGCTCAGCACGCAGTTGCGCGCGCAATCCGGCAAGCTTGCCCAGGCGTCGCTCTCGGTCGCGCAATCCATCTCGCCGGTTGCCCCCGCCAGGAGCATGCCCGCCGGGGTGAGCGCGCTACCATCGTCGTTTAGCCAGCCTGCACCGAACGCCAATCAGCAGAGCAGCCAGCCCATTTATCTCCAGATTGATGGGCATACGTTCGCAAAGTTGTTCATGCCCTATTTCGTCCAGACCGTGCGCAATGGCGTCGGCATTCGCTTTTAGGAGGGATAGTATGGCCTTTATTGGACTCGTTCCACCCGTTTTTACGAATATTCTCTCCTATGGCGCGGACAACACCGGCTCAAGCGCGAGTGATAGCGCGGTGACAGCGGCACTCGCGGCGATTCCGACCTCTACTGGCGGCGCGCTCTACTTCCCGCCGGGAACCTACCTGCTACAAAACGGCATCGACACCAGCGCCTACGCGGGCAACCTGTCGATACTGGGCGCGGGCTGGTCTAGCATTCTCAAGCTTGCCAATGGGGCGAATACCTATCTCATCAAGAATACGAGCGGGGCCAACCAGGGCAACCGCATCAGCAACCTGAAACTGGACTGCAACAGCGCCAATCAGAGCAGCGCATCGGGCGGCATCTATGGCTACAAATACCGACGTTGCCTGATTGACTTCTGCTGGATTCACAGCCCCTGGCAGGCGGGCATCTACCTGATCGGCGACAGCGGCGATTTCGGCTATCAGAACAGGATTGCGAACAACTATATCGAGGGTGGGAGCAACGTGACCTCCGGCACGAACGCCTATGGCAACGGGCTGAGGCTGGAAAACACGGATGAGAACAGCATCTACGCCAACCATTTCGATACGAATGGGAATTTCAACGATGGCACGTATGGCTTCCACATCTATGACAAGAATGGACTGTCCAGCTATTTCGGCAATTCGTTTGTGAACGGCTTCGGCGTCCTCAAGTTCGATGGCCTGCAAAACCGCGTGCTGAGCAATGTCTTCGATGGCAACGGGGGCGCATCTGTGCAGGTGAATGGGAGCGCGACTGACACCATCATCAAGGGCAACACCTTCCTGAACGTGGGTTACAGAGCATCGGGTGGGGTCAACAACTCCATTAACGGCATTTACCTCAACGCCACACAGTGCATCGTGGAGGGCAACTGGTTTCAATCGGCAGCAGGCGGCTTCCCGTATACCAACAGCTTTGTCAACGTCGATACGGGGGCAACCTATGGCATGGTGGTGCAGAACGAGTTCAATATCCCGACAGGTTCAGGAACCGTAACCCCTGTTACGTTCGTGGGGGCAGTACCAACCGGATTCCGACACAGGAACAACCTGGGATACAACGCCGTGAGTAGTGCTGCGGCGTGGGTGACGGAGAACTACGGGCAGGCCAGTATCACGAGCGGCAACACCTCGATTGTGGTCAATCATGGCCTCTCGGTGACGCCCTCGATCAATCAGATCATGGTTACAGCACAGACAAGCCTGGGCAGCGCAGCATTCTTCTGGATCAGCAATGTCACCAGCACGAGCTTTACCATCAACCTCAATGTCAATCCAGCGCAGACGGTGACGTTTGGCTGGAAGATTGATGCGGGGTGGTAGCCAATGAGCCTGCTGCTTACCACACAAAAAAGCCGCTCACTGAGGAGCGGCGAAAAAAATCAAAGATCGGGCTATCGAGTTTCGCGTTGCAATTTCTCCTGGATGGCCTCGACAATCCAGGCCGTGCGATTGACGGTGAGGCGGTCTATCGCCTCCACCAGTTCCTTTGGAAGTTTGAGATGCACGTCTTCACGGGACTCATACTGCTTTTTCGGCCCGCGCCGTTTCTGTTCTGCCATAACGTTTTTCCTTTCAAGGCAATGGAGAAGCCCTCGGTTGCTTACCGAGGGCTTCGGGTTAATCCTCTACTTCCATTTCGAGGATGGTTTCCTGGCACTTCTCGCAGGAGATGTCCCAGTCAGTGGTCTCGTTGGCCCTGATCGGGGTACTCCTGGCCTTCAGCCCAGTCGGGATGCAGTCGGGGCAGTAGAACCGGACCTCTGGGGTCTCGTATCCTACCACCTTCTGCGTCCGCTTCTTGAGAGAAGGGTGGAGAAGAGAGGATGCGCTGTAACCGGCGCGGGTGGAAGTTGGCATTTTGTGCCTCCTTTGTGGTTGAATATTTTGTTTTTAAGGGTGAGCCAGTTGCTCACTGCCTGTCTATATATTAATGGATATCCATTTAATTGTCAAGCACTTTTAGGGGGAATTTTTGCCATCTCTGAAAAATTCATTGGAGGTGGCCTATGAGCCTGCAAAATTATGGAACGGACACAGCCCAGACGGGCGGGCGCGGATCACCGAATGCGATTAGCCCGGCCAGCGATGGGCAAAGCTATAGCCAGATCACGGGAGTTGGATCGGCCTCCATTGTCGCGGCGGGTGGTTTCAATCGCATCGAGTTGACCAACGACACAGCAAAAAATATCTGGGCGTTGGGTTCTCGCCAGTTCACGGATGTTGACCAGTATGTGCGTGTGTATCTCTCCGCTGCGGAAGTCAAGGCGGGCGTGGTGGCGCGCTGCACGGGGGCCAGTTCGTATTATCGCATTGGCCTTACCAACGGCACATTTGAGATCGTACTGGTCAACGGCGCAAGCTCTACCACGCTGGCAAGCAGCGCACCCACCGTTGCGGGCGGGACGTATTACTGGCTGCATTTCCGGCTGCGTGGCTTCGGGCAAACTGGCTCCAATCCGAATAATTTGCAGGCCAATTTCTGGGCAGACAGCAGCAATGGCACAAGTACCGCGCCATCAGGAGAACCGGCGGGCTGGATGCTCCAGGCGGCAGATGGCACGCTCTACCTGCCGGGGCAATTCGGCTTCTATTTCAAGCCGGTGCATCTGGCAGAATATGTCACATTCGACTATTACACCTGCACGGATTGCCCGGCCCCCGATACGCGGCCTGCCTACAACACGACACAGAAGCGGCCTTACGGCGATACGTACTTCCTCGGCTCCACGCCGCCGCCGTTTCCAAGCCAGCTTGTGACGGACATGGTCGGGCCGAACAGCGCGTCTAGCACCGGATGGGGCGTGGGCGCGGGCGTGCGCTATCAACTCCTCTGGAATGTGATTGAGAATGTGCAGGGCTTCTACGACTGGGCCAATCTCGACGCGGCGGTGCAGAGCGCGAACTACAACGGCATCCAGTTCGTCTTCTCGCTGGCAGGTCCGCCGTCGTGGCGGCAAACGCTGGACGCAATGGGATCAGACGCTACGCTGCAATCGGCCTACAATAGCGGCACGCTCTATACCAGCATTCAGGTGAGCGCGCTCAGGCAGGGAGCGTATTTGCCACATGGGTACCAGATCACCGTCAACAAAGGCGGCGGGACTGCCGAGAACCTCTACATCTGGAACCCCGGCGCGACGTACCAGGCGGGGGCAACCCTGATCGGCATTAGCACGTCTCCCTCCTCGCAGGTTCCCTGGAACCCAGCAAATAACCACAGCATCAACGAGCCGGTGCGCGAGGAGTCAGCGAGCGCATCGCAGTACGCCAACGCAACCGACTTCTCTGCCTTTGCTACACTTGTTGCCAGCCGCTACAACGGCCTCTCTGGCTTCGGCAAGATCGATGTCTTCCAGATCGAGAACGAGGACTATGACATCTCCAACCGCGTGCAGAACCAGGGCGGCTACAACAGCGGTTCCAACAGCCCGGCCAGTTGGGATAAGAGCAGCACGTGGGACAATGGCGGGGCCATCTTAGCCCCCGTCTACGTCGCCTGCCAGCAGGCCATCGCAGGGATAGCAGGTCATGCCAGCACGCCCGTTTTCTCGTGCGCGGTCAGGAAAACGCCCAACACGGGGCGGCAGCACATCCAGAACTGGACAACGGGGCTGGTGACGCAGGTTATCGCCCTCGGTGGCACGCTCTCCGCTTTCGATTTCCACTTCTATCGAGGCCAGGGCGCGACGAACTGGAACGGCACAGTGGTCAACGATCCCACGATCCCGACCTATACGGATAGCTCGCAGACGACGATCAATGCGCCTGATATTGCCACCGAGATCTCCGACCTCAAGGCCATTTTTGCCGCCAATGGCATCAGCCCCAAACTCGCAAATTTCGAGTGTGGGTGGGACATTTACGACGATGGCTCAGGGGCGAAAGCGCCCACAACGGCCACCTACACGGCAGGCGTCAGCTACAGCAGCCTTGCCGTTGACAACACGAACTGGACGCATGGCAGCCACAGCGGCGGCGTTGCCATTGCCGATGGCACGCCCATTTTCATCGACTATCAAAATCCAGGCGTGACTGAGCAGGTGTATGCGTATGGGGCCATCGCATCAGGGGCGGCGAGCCTCCCGATCACGACGAATCCGGCAGGCAGTGGCGCGCCGCAATCAGCCTGGACAGCGCAAAGCACGCATGCATCTGGCATTGTGGTCTACTGCCAGACTTCGATAGGGCCAATCTCCACCACGCAGCAGTCGCAATACATCTGGGATATGTACGAGGCGTGCAGGAAGGGCGGCGTCGACTACTGCTACGTGTTCACGATCAACCCGCCACAGTCGAACGTCAACAGCAACCACGATCCGGCTTCCGCAACGAACACGAAGGGGTTGACCCAGACGATCAGCAGCGTCTACACCTATGAAGACGCCTACAAGATGGCCGCAAGCTATAGCGGGCAATATCCCACATGGCCTGGCACGCCCACGCCTACCGACACCTATGGCACGCTCATTCTCGCAGCCAAGCCGAAAGCCTACTATCGCCTGGATGAAAGCGGTGGCACTGTTGCGCATGACAGCAGCGGCAATGGCTACAGCGGCACGCTCTCCGGCGTGAGCGCCTACAACGCGCCCGGCGCGCTCTATGCCAATTCCGATACGGCTATGACGTTTACGGCGGGCGGTGGGCTAACTGTGCCTTACAGCCAGATCAACCCGGACATGTGGAGCGCAGCGGGCGTAGATTTCTGGGTCAATTTAGGCAGTGGCTGGCACTATGTCGGAGTGGGCGTGGACGCGAGCGGAACCATTCTCTGCCTGGATGGCGCGCTCACTTCTGCCGGAAGCGGCGCCGTTATCGAGTTGCTTCAGGCACTGGATGCCATAGGCAGCTTTGTGGCAAGTAGCACGCTGGATGAAGTCGCAATCTACGCCTATAAGCCCTCTCTTGCCCTCATGCAATCCCACTACGCGGCAGGCATCGGCAGCAGCGGCGCGTATGGCAGCGGGGCCTACACCACCTACATCGGCGGCGCGCCGGTCTTCGTCGATGCAGGCACGCTGAGCATCGATAGCACCATCGGCAAACGCAGCACTGCGCAGATGACGGTGCATACGCGCAACACGACGACGCACTACCAGCAGGACCAGCAGGTGAGCATCTACGACAAAACAGGAACGCTCGTCTTCTCCGGCTACGTAGCGACGCCAAAGGAGACGAAGCCGGGCTTTCAATCGAGTCTGGAAACGAAGATTCAGTGCGTGGATCAGCACCGGCTCGCTGATAAGCGCAGGGTGGCAGCCAGCTACACCAATCAGACCTGTGGGGCGATTGTGACCGATATCCTGAACAAGATTTTGTCTCAAGAGGGCGTCAGCATCGGGCAAATCTTTGACGGCCTCACCCCTTCCACCACGCTTTATCCATCCAGCAGCCTCTACCCCGGCGGCAACGTGGGCCTCGTCCCGCAAGCAACCTTTGTGTACTGTACTGTCGCGCAGGCGCTCGATGCGCTGGTGAAAGAGGCGAGCAGCGCGGGCGTCCCCTACTACTGGATGATTGATCAAAATAAGCTGCTCTGGTTTGTGCCGTACACTGCCGTGGTCAATTCTACGGTGATCGATGGCACGCAGATCGAGCATGTGAAAACGCCGACCTATGTGACGCGGGCCAATCCCACCTACCGCAATACGCAGTACATCACTGGCGGCGTGGCGCAAACCGTGCTGCAAGTCGAGTCGAGGGTGGGCGATGGCACGACGCAGTCGTGGGCAATGGGCTACGGCCTGGCGCAAGCCCCCACGATCACGGTCAATGGCAATGCGCAGACGGTGGGCATCAAGGGGGTAAGCGCGACGGGAAGCTACCAGTTCTACTGGGCGCAGGGCGACCCGGTGATTACGCAGGACAGCAACCAGGCAAAACTGACGGGTAGCGATGTGCTGCAAGTCACCTACTACGGGCAATATCCGACGACGTACCTCACACAAAACGATGCACAGATCAGCTATGAGGCAAGTCTGGACGGCACATCGGGCATTGTCGAGGAAGTGGAGCAGGACGCCACGATCACGACGGAGACGGCGGGTCTCTCGACGGCTTCCAACCTGCTCACACGCTACGGCGTGCAGGGGCTGCTACTGGAGTTCAGCACCCTGCAAACAGGCTTTGCGCCAGGGCAACTCGTGACAGTGGATCTGCCCATGCACGGCATCAACAATGCCCAGTTGCTGATTGAGGAAGTATCGGCCTCCGACCAGGCGGATGCACTCAATATCTGGTACGGCATCAAGGCGGTCATGGGGCCGTATGACGTGATGTGGCAAAATTTCTTCAACAACCTCGTGCAGAATCAGGCCCCGGCCAACAGCATCAATGTGGGGGTCGGTCAATCGCTCAACCTGCTTGCGTCTTTTAGCGCGGCCCTTGCGCCCACCGCCGCGCTCAACGTCACGGTACACGCCTGTCCGCTTCCCGCGACAACGCTCTATCCATCGACGACGCTCTATCCCTGTTGAGGTGAAAAAAATGGCAGCAATCACGATAACCAATGACGGCCTGAACCTCTTGCGGAACGGTATGGAGGGAACGGACAGCCCACTCATTGCCTATGTGGCACTGGGAACGAGTAGCACCGCGCCCACTGCCAACGATCACACGCTCGGCAATGAGGTGTTTCGCAAGGCGGTCACAAGCTACGCCAACGGGGCAAATCCGGGCGAAATCCTGATTAGCATGTATCTCTCGCCCAACGACGCAGTGGGCGACAACATCCAGGAAGTCGGCTTCTTCGGTGGGAGTAGCGCGACGAGTGCGGCCAATACGGGCGTGTTGCTCGCGCACGGCCTCTATGCCCATAACCCGAAAACGAACACGGAATCGATCACATTCCAGCTAGACTTTACGGTCTAGGGAAAGGATGTTTGCATGACAACGCCAAACGGCTACTATGGCGGCTATGTGCTGACGGGGCCATTTACCAATGGCTCGGCCCCTGGCATCTCTGCCAATTTTCTCAACAATATCGAGGACTGGATGGCAACGGTAGACGGCGATATCGCCAACGCGCCCTCGCTCTCTGGTTCGACCTCTGGCGTCGCGCTGCTCTACCAGTTCTTTAGCGGCGTCCACAAGGTGATCTACATCTACCTGAACGGCTTTCGGAACGGTGGGGCGAGCGCGCAGAACATCACCTTTCCGCAGGCGTTTACCAGTTCGCTGCTCATCCGCGTTTCTGATACCAATACCTTCTCGCTGCTCTCATCAGGGGTTGCCCAAAATATCGGCATCATCAATGGCTTCCCGTCCAGTGGCACATCCGGCGGCACCTACTTCACCGCGACGACCTGCCCTGGCTGTCTAACGGGCTTTTGCAATCATGCGATTGATACCATCTCGTTTATCGGCGGGGCAGCCTCAGCGCATACGGGACTTATCATCTTAGAGGGCATTTA